CCCGGGCGGGTGCTGCACCTTGCAGGAGAGCCTGGATACATCAGTGCCGCTAGGATGGGCGGGATCGGAAAGGTACGCTTGATTCCGGACACAGCAACGGCGATCGCTGCTGTTGAGTGGCTGGAGGACGGGAACTACAAGAAGTTTGACTGGATCAATACCGACGGTCTTTCGACTATGCAGAACAAGTTCCTCCTCGGGTACGCCGCTGAGGCGTTTGATCAGAACCCAGCCAAGCGAGCTCACAGGAATCTTCCGGATAAGCCCGACTACTTCAATGCCCAGAACTTCGTAAAGGGGTGGGTCAGCAGGCTTATTGATCTCCCAGTGAATACATTGTTTACTGCACATGCGATGCGCGTGTACGATGACGAAGGCGAACGACTGGTATACCCAGCGATCCAGGGCAAGGTATACGAGGTCAGCAATTACGTCTCCGGACTGATGCATGTCGTCGGGTACATGTCGAACACAGTGGTATCTTCAGGACCGAGCAAGGGGAGCCAGGTTCGCCGGGTGCTCTGGCAGCGCAGGTACTCCGAGAAGGTAGACACCACGTACTTCGCCAAGGACCAGTTTGATGCTCTTGGGGTCTTCACAGACGACCTCAAGTTCCCAGAGATCCTGAGCCGAATCGATTCTCGCCCTCCGGGGCCAGTACTACCACCAAAGGAGAATGCCAGACCATCGAGCGCTAAAAGAACCATCAACAGGAAGACCAAGTAAGGGAAGAGGATCCAAATGCCAAAGGTGAAATGGTCGTCTGACGACATCACCGCGTCTGACATTGATGGCTACGAGGACACCGGGTACGAGGTATACGACGGACCCAAGCCGAAGCGTGGAGTATTCGGGTTCCGGATCCGGCAGATGAAGCTTGGCAAGACCAGCAACGACAACCCGCAGCTGACGATCAGCATGCGGCTGGACGCCCGGGGGCGGGCAGAAGACAAGAAGTTCGAAGGCTGCCCGATGATGGACTTCATCGTCGTCCTCAAGTCGACCATCTGGCGACTGCGCCCGTTCCTGGACGCCATTGGAGTTACCGGAGCGGAGTTCATTAAGAGCACCGTGGTCGACGAGGATGGTGTGGTACTGAAGATCGGCGGAAAGACTGTCACCGACAAGATAGTGGTGGCTCAGGTGAAGCTGAACGAAGAGAACGGGTACCTCAACGTCCAGCGATACCTGCCCCCGAAGGACAACGACGACGACAACGACGACGACAACGACGACGACAACGACGACGACGACGGAGAGCCATTCTAGGTTCCTCCTTCCGGCGGGGGCAGTTGCTTCGGTAGCTGCCCCCTACGGGTAAGGAATTGTTATGCCAGAGGAAGTGCAGCATTCATCGATGATGGATGACGAACAGCTTATGCTTCACATAGAGAATCGCCACCCAGAAATGCTCAAGCCGTCATTCAGATGGTCTGGTACTAGACCTCATGCCCGTAGGATGTTGTCGCGCTCCGGGTGGCAATCCGGACACGATCGTCCGTTCCATAACCTGTACCCGCCCGAGGACCAGCACTGGCATTCGGAGTGATAAATGTTCAGGATCGATAAAGACAGATATGCTATCGTGCTCGGTTGCGGTCCGGCCGGTATGTTCGCTACCCATGCCCTCGTCAGCTCCGGATGGAATGTTGAGGTCTGGAGCAATAAGAAGATATCGGATATTTATGGTGCGCAGTACTTGCACCGTAGTATTCCGGATATCCTGTACCAGGGCGAGCAGTACCGAGCACAGCAGATCAACTACCTTCTCGTCGGGGATCCTGCAGGGTACGCCTCGAAGGTATATGGAGACCTGCTGCACTCCGAGAAGGTCAGTCCAGAGTATCTTTCCGGTGGGAGACCGGTAACTGTCTGGGACATCAGGCAGCAGTACCACGCGGCATATCGTAGGTATGCGCACTTGATCACCGACATGACGATCGGGCCGGAAAGGTTGATGGCCCTCCACCACGGGGATGCAGACCTGGTGATTAGCACCATCCCGGCAAAGGCCCTCTGTCTGGGCGGGCATCAGTTCGTCTCGGCGGATATTTGGGCTGCCGGTGACGCCCCGGACAGGGGCATCTTCGTCCCGATCCCCTGCGAAGAGGGAACTGTAGTCTGCAGCGGAGAGCCGGACACTGGCTGGTACCGGAAGTCTAGGATCTTCGGGCACACTACAGTTGAGTGGGCCGGGGAGAGGCCTCCTATCGCCTGTGCTAAGGTCTCCAAGCCTATACGGTCTAACTGCACCTGCTTCCCGTCGTTCGTTCGCCTAGGACGATATGGAGCCTGGAAGAAGGGGTATCTATCGCACGAGGCTTACTTCGACGCGTTGGGGCTAGCAAGTACTGCAGCGCCCAAGGGCAGGTTCGGCTGGCATCGGAAGGTGCAGCGATGACTGATATGATCGGCCCTGAGGTTTGGGGTCCGCAGCACGAGCCTGAATGCCAGTGGTCTGTTCGCAGGGTTCCGTGCAGGAAGTTCTCTACTGACGGTAGCTACACAGGAGCTTTGATAGCCCACACTATGGGCACCACAGACCAGGCCACCATCGCTCGTTCCTATAGGATGACTAGGATTGAGGATGGAGTCAGCCAGATTGACGGTCCTGCGATCACTGGGATGGACCCCGAGCAGCGGGAGTGGGAGGGGCACGACAGCTCATGCGAGGCAGAATTCATCCAGGAGGCCGGGATGTGGTCTCCCTGCAGATGTTTTGAGGGGCGAGATGAGGGCTAATGGCCATGGCAAACCAGTCGTAGCATTAGACATCGATGGGACCATTGGAGATTATCATGGTCACTTCCTGAACTTCGCCAAAGGTTGGTTCAACCTGCCCATGCCAGAACCAAGCACCATCAATCCTGGGCTGCGTCTTTGGGAGCACATGGGCGTTCGCGTCGAAGACTATCGGATGTGCAAACTTGCATATCGCCAGGGAGGTTTGAAGCGAACCATGCCGGCCTATCCCGGTGCCGATACGCTAACAAGCGCGCTACGCCGGGCGGGTGCTGAGGTTTGGATCTGCACTACAAGACCATATCTTAGGCTGGACAATATCGATCCGGACACTCGAGAGTGGTTGCGTCGGAACAACATCGAGTACGATGCTGTATTGTTCGATCGGCTCGATAGCAAGTACAGTAAGTACTTGGAGCTGCAGGAGCAGGCCGGAGATCGAGTGGTTTCCATAGCTGATGATCTTCCAGAGCTAGTGGTATCCGCAAGAGATCTATTCCCGGATGCAGAAAGGGTCTCGGTATACATCCGAGATCAACCATATAACCAACATGACCAATATAAGGCCGTGCGATTCTCTAGCTGCGCATCACTAGCTACGAGGATCATATCAGACATCCAAATTTGGAGGGGATAGGTTGTCCGGGTCGATGCACTATATCGAGGGAACACTGCTGCCTGAATGGCTGAATCAGTTCCGGAAGAACAATGCTGAGTACGGTGATATGCACCACGAGCTCGGCATCAGAGCTCAGTATGTTGACATGCACCGTAAGATGGGCAAGGTTCGCCGCAGCCTGTGGGATGGTGTCGACACGAGTTCCTGGAGGGAGAACCCCAGAGAGATCGTCATGGACTTGATCGGACATTGCTTCCTGATGCTCGACTTGATGGACCGCCAGGAGCCTATCAAGTTCCCGAATGTTCCACGTGCTCGTCGGGCTCACCAGTCCTTTTCCCCGCCCGAGGGAGCGGCAGAAGAGGATGGTCTCGATGGGTAGGTCCGAGCTCGAAGAAGTGTATGACGAGTATCGCACCGATAGCAACTTCGACCATCTACGTACTCCCGGAATCAAGTTGGTGCCAGGATTCGGCTCGATCAATCCCAAGGTGATGATCGTCGGGGAAGCTCCTGGGGCAATCGAGAACACCAAGGTCCGGCCATTCTGTGGACCCGCCGGGCGGGTACTCAATGGGCTGATGGAGGTTGCTGGTCTTCGCCTGAAGGATCAACCAGGCGAAGGTAGCATCGCTAATGCATTCGTGACGAATGTAGTCAAGTACCGTCCACCGGGTAACCGTACTCCTGTGCTCAGGGAGATCGAGAAAAGTAAGAAGTA